GGAACTTATGAAGTAAATATAAAAGGTCAATGTGAAGGATGGCAATTTAATAATAGTGGTGACAAATTAAAGTTATTAACTATAGATAGATGGGGAGTAGATTTTAGATTAGGTTCTGTGAATAGTAATTTTTATGGTTGTGCCAATTTACAAATTGATACGCCTGATTCATTAGATACTTCTGATATTACAGATATGTATAGGTTATTTTATGAATGTAGTAGTTTAAATGGGGATATAAAATTCTCAGATACTTCAAATGTAACTAATATGACATATATGTTTAGAGGTTGTACAGTATTCAATGGTAATGTAACATCATTAAATACTTCAAATGTAACTACTATGGCAGGTATGTTTTATAGTTGTATTGCTTTTAATAAACCTGTTAATACTTTTGATACTTCTAAAGTTGAAAATATGTATGCATTATTTTACAATTGTTCGAATTTTAATCAAGACGTTTTTAATTTTAACACTTCTAAAGTTACAAATATGAGTTATATGTTTAGTGATTGTTCAAATTTTAATCAAGATATTTCATCGTGGGATATTTCTAATGTAACAACGATGGAAGAAATGTTGACAGGTTGTACAAGTTGGTCTACTGCAAATTATGATGCTGTCTTAATTGCTTGGGATGCTTTAAGTGTTCAAAGTGGAGTTAGTTTTAGATGTTCTTCATATTATACAACTGGAGGTGCAGCAGAAGCATCAAGGACGAGTTTAATTACAAGTGATACATGGTCTATTACTGATTTAGGAGGTGTGTAAATGCCATATAATAAAGCACCTGATAGAATTAAAGGTTTACCTTCTCATGCAAGAGATATATGGATGGCTGCCTTCAATAGTGCCTTTAAGCAATATAAAGGCGATGAAGAAAAATGTAACAAGGTTGCATGGGCAGCAGTAAAAAAAGCAGGATATCATAAGACTGAAAAAGGATGGGTTAAGGCATCAGAAAACTTTTATTATATATGTTTGTCAGAAGCCGAAAATTTACCTAATCAGATAGAAATAATGAGGACAGGTAAATGGAAACATTCCATCTATGAAAATTTAGAAATTACAGAAAATACTATTGATTGTATTATAAAAAATTTCGAAAATAATGTTAGGGGAATTGATATAAGTTTCGATTTAGAACATGGTGAAACAAATCATAAATCAGAAGCTGTATGTTGGGTGAAGAAACTTATCAAAAAAGGTTCTACACTTTTGGCAGAAATTGAATGGACCGATTTTGGTAAAGAAAAAGTAAAAAGTAAATCTTTCAGGTATTTTAGTCCTGAGTTTAAATTTATATATACAGATGCGGAATCAGGAAAAACTTATAATAATGTTCTATTTGGTGGAGCATTAACTAATAGACCATTTATTAAAAATATGTCTCCGTTAATGCTTTCTGAGACAGTTAATCCAATAGATTTGAATGGTGAATTATATTCTCCATGTATAAGTGATAATGAGAAAGGGGATAATGGAATGAATAAGAAGCTTTTAGAAGCATTAAAACTTTCAGAAACATCAACAGAAGCTGAAATTGAAACAGTAGTAAATAAAATGATTGAAGATTCTAAAAAATTATCTGAAATATCTGCAGAGAATGAAACTTTAAAAGCAGAAAAAAAGACTTTAGAAGAAGAAAAAAAGACTTTAGAAACTGATAAAGCAGCATTAACTACTAAATTAAATGAAGCAATAGGAAGTAAATCAACAGCAGAGCAGGAAATTGTTAAATTAAATGAAAGTATTAAAAATATTAATTTGAAATTTACAGAAGCAGATTGGACCAATGTTTATACGATTGCTTTAAATGAGGGGAGAATGACTCCTGCCATGAGTGAAGTATTTAAGAAACAATTCATGGCAGACCCTACAGCAACTAGAGAAATGATTAAAGTTTTGCCAGTAGTAGTCAAATTAGGTGAGAATGGTTCTTCAAATAACAATTCAGATGATAAAAGTTATGTAAAACTTTTTGAATCTGAAACAGCTAAAGTAATGAAAGAGCAAAAACTAGATTATACAGAAGCAATCCTAATAGTAGCTAAAGAAAATCCAGAATTAGCTAAAAATTCCCATATGGAAAGAAAGGGGTTAATATAAATGGAAACTGTATTAAGTAGGTCTTTTATAGCAGCAGCCGATTATTCTACTACTGGTCAATATAGATTCGTATACCTTAGTGCTGCAGATACTGTAACCCTTTGTGGTGCTGGTACAATGCCAATCGGTATACTACAGAATAATCCTGTACAATACGCGATTGCAGAAGTTATGCTTTTAGGTATTTCAAGATTATCTGTATCTGCTGCATGTGCGTTAATGGCAAGATTAGAAAGTGCTGCAAATGGACAGGGAGTTACAACTACAACTGATACAGACCATGTAGCAGCAGTAGTTATTCAAGAAGCAACAGACGCAAATGATGTTGTTAGAGTATTATTAACACCTGGTTGCATGTATGCAGGTTAATATTAGAGGAAAGGGGAGATTTTAAATGACACCAACTACTAGTCAGGTACATTATGACCAAATTTTAGGAAACGTTAGTATTTTATATAAAAATGGAGAATTTATTGGTGATCAAATAGCACCAGTAATTCCTGTAACTTTCAGGTCAGATCATTATTATGTATTTTCAAAAGCGGATGAATTTAGAGATACAGCACAATATAGAGCACCAGGAACATCTTCAAATAGGGATGGATTCGGATTATCTACAGATTCTTATGAATGTAAGGAAATAGCACAATCAACAAGATTAGAAGATGAAACCAGAGCAAATGCGGATGCAGTATTAAGAATAGAATCTGCAAAAACCAGATTTGTAACTAATAAAATTTCATTAAAAAATGAAGTTCTTTTAGAAACATTATTTATGACAACAACAAACTGGGATAATTCAACAACACCTAGTGTATTATGGGATGATTACGATAACTCAGACCCTATAACTGATTTTGAAACTGCTATTGATGCCGTAGAATCAGGAAATGGATTATCTTGTAATACTTTTATATTAGCTAAAAATGTTTGGAAAAAATTAAAACATCATCCACAATTGATAGGCAGATTATCAAATGATACTACCAGAATATTATCATTAGATGATTTAAAAAAATTGTTTGATATAGAGTATATTCATATTGGTAAAGCAAGTAAGAATACTGCTCAAATAGGTCAAACCGCGTCTTATAGTAAAATATGGTCAAAAGATGTTTGGGTTGGATATATTAATAAGAATCCAGGTCTTGAGGAAGTATCAGCAGCTTACACTTATAAATGGGATTATAGTAATTCTCCTGGTGGAGAGCCTGTTGGTATAGGTGGGGTAAGAAGATGGAGAGATGAAAATATTCATAGTGATATTATAGAAGCATATAGTAGTTTTGACCATAAAATTACTGCAAGTGATTTAGGTTATGTTATAGAAGGTGCAATAACTTAATTAACATAACGTTTATATAGATACATTATGTTAGATTCAAGACGATAAAAAAAATTACTATTTTTATAAAAGTGACTTTCGCTCACTGATATCAATAGATACAAAGATTTCGCGAATCTAACACAATGTACTTGTGTTAGATTCAAATTAAGTGTTCCTATTTACAATTTTTGTAAATAGAGGTCTTCAAATAAAATTTGAAGATATCCTGGGTATTTAATACCTTGAGTTATCCTTAAAGGAGTGAAAAAAAAATTATGGCTAATGATTTTAATGGTATTTTTAGAAATGTTACTACCAACAATCTAAAAGTAAATAAAAAAGCAGTAATAGGTAATCAAGCTATATACGCTAACCAAGGCAATGCTTATTTTGTAGACTCAAGTGCTACAGGTGCAGCAGATACAAGAAGTGGGACATCATGGGCAACATGTTTGGCTACATTAGACGGTGCTATAAATAAGTGTGCTAATCAAGGTGATGTGATTTTTGTAGCAGAAGGTCATACAGAATCATATACAACTACTGGTGTTAAAGCTACATTTGATACTGCAGGCATCACAGTTATTGGTTTAGGTACAGGTTCAAATAGGCCAACATTTAGTTTTGGCCATACAGGTTCAACTTGGACAATTTCAGCAGCGAATATAACATTAGTTAACTTATTATTCTTAACTGCTGTTGATAGTGTTGTAACATTTGGTACTATCTCAGGTGCAGATTGTATTATGATTGCATGTGAATCGAGAGATACTACTGATAAAGAAGTTCTTGATGCTTGGACAGTTGCAACAACTGCAAATAGATTAAAAGTAGATTCTTATAAACATATAGGATATATTGGCGGTGATGCAAATGATTCAGTATTCCAATTATCTGGTGTAGATGATTTTATTATACAAAATTGTATATTCATGACTCAATCAGGTACTACAGCAGGTTCAGCAGTTATTGAATTAGCTACAGAATGTTTAAGAGGGCTTATAGATAATTGTGTATTTTATGTTGATGGTAAATCTGATTATTCCGATGATATAGCTGATACAGCAGGTACATCAACTGTTATCGTAAAAGATTGTTATGATTTAGAAGCAGGTGGTAAATTTTCTGGTGGTGGTAATGGTTCTTCATTCTCATTGGCAGGTGATGATGTTGGTACTCTTGGTACAGCAGTAGCAGCAATTCAAACCGATTTAGGTGATTATTCTGGTAGAACTAATCTTAAAACATCTTTAGCATTATTAGGAAACCCTGATGCTACAGGTGCAACAACTTGGAGTGCTTTAGTTGGTTCTAATACTAGTTATAATAGTTTTTTAGGAACTAAAGTAACTAAATCGGAAGCAGATATTTTAGATGGTACACAACAAACTTTATTTAATGTATCAGGTGGTAGAGTATTTGTAACACATATTGAGTTAGAAGTAACTACTGCAGCAGTTGATGCAGGAGCAAATAATACTCAAATAGTAACAGATCCTACAGTTGGTACAGA